CGTCAATAGTAACAGAGCCAAGAACTATAGCCACTCCTAATATGTCACCAGCAGCAACATCCACATCAAGGGTAAAGTCACTGAAAGTATCAACAGCCCCTAAAACACCAGTTTGAACTATACCAGTGGTGTTCGTTCCTCCACTGTTTTTATCAATTCTTGCATTCCAACCATTAAAGGTCGTTGAACTATGTCCCCTCCACCCAGTGATCACCATATCATGGGGAACAAGCCACCCCTTCTCCTGCGTGGTCGCTGCTGTACCCTGATGACCAACATACAAGAAGTGCCCCACTCCAGCGCCAGTTGCGGCATTTGCCTTTCCCATGCTGATGTAATAAGGGCATCCAAGCCAATGTCCACGCCCTGAGTCATAGGTGTATAACTCGTCATCAGTGGTATTGTACCAAAGATCTCCTGCATCAGGGGATGGTGGGGCAGCAGTTCCTGCACTAACACCCAGCATGTTTCTTGCAGCGGCTTTATCAACAGCTTCTACAGGGGCACCTAAAGTATTAGGATTACCCAAGAAGTTACCTGCTGATATAGGAATTAACTTATTTAGAGCAATTCCACCTATAGCAATGTTTCCAGTTGCAGCTCCGTCATCTAAATTACTAGATTCAATAGTGCCAGCAGCTATTTGACCGCCCGTAATACCTGCTGCGGGATCTATGTTTGTTGAATTAATTCTTCTAAACTTGATTCGAGCAGCAGCAGTATCTATAATCATTACTCCGCCATTCTGCGGATTCTCTACTGATATAGAATCATCGTCGGCACCAGAAACAATAACTGAAGATCCATTACCTACCGCAATAGCACTAGCCACAGCAGACCCAATTCCTAAATTGTCTACAATACCAGACATGTTTCTGGTAGATGTCTCTAGATCTGTACTAGGGAAATTAGTGGATCCATCAAGGATGGAAGACAGATTCCTAGTGGATACTTCAAGACTGGTAACTAAAGTATTAGGATAATTTGTAGATCCATCAAGAATACTAGAAAGATTTCTAGTGGACACTTCAAGACTTGTAACTAGAGTATTTGGGTAGTTTGTAGATCCATCAAGAATACCAGAAAGATTTTTAGTAGATAATTCTAAGCTATCTACGATACTACAAACACCAACGGTAGAAGTCTGTATATCCGCAGAAAAGCTATTGAATCCTACAGAGGTTTCATTCCAATTTTCAAAACCAGGAGCGGAGGGAGAGCCTCCAGACTCCCAAGTAGTTTGGTTTTCATCTATATAACCTGATAAACCTATGGACGATGCAATAGCATCTTGAGCAGTTGTTAAAGCATTAGC